ATATTATTCACATTTATTTTTATTAGTTAATTATAACTATTCGTATCTTTGTACCATAATCTTAAAAGATATGGTAAAAGAGGATTTTAGAAATGAAAACGACCTCCTTCGTCATATTATGACGGTGGATAAAAACGTAGAGCAGGGTCGTGCCTTGAAGAAGATTTTCACCACTAGGGAGAATCTGTTTATTACCGGTAGAGCTGGTAGTGGTAAAAGTACGTTCATGAGACGTATCGTAAAGTTCTTGGGTAAGTGCGTTATCGTAGCCCCAACTGGAGTAGCGGCGTTGAATGCCGGTGGACAGACCATCCATTCGTTCTTCTCTATAAAGAACGATCCTTATATCCCTTCTATCGAGAGAGGTATGTTATCGAATAAGGTGGATGTAAGTCCGTTTATGAAGAAGAAGATCAAGAATCTTGATACTATCGTCATTGACGAGATAAGTATGGTAAGACCTGATTTGCTTGATGAGGTGGCTGACATACTTAGACAATGCAGGCGTAGCAAGGAACCTTTTGGTGGCGTTAGGTTGATTATGTTTGGAGATCTATCACAACTACCGCCTGTGGTGACGGCGGATGATTTTATCGACAAATATTATGAGAGCCGGTTCTTTTTCTCATCAAAGGCATTAAGAGCGTCAGGATTCTCGGTCATTACCTTCGAGAACGTATTTCGTCAAAAAGATCCTCAGCTTCTTTCCGTACTTGAGGATATAAGATGTGGGGTTATTACCGACGAGTCAAGACAGATATTGGATAGTAGGGTCAAGTACCCGGATAATATGGATAATACTATAATTATATGCTCAACTAACAAAGAAGCTTATGAGATAAATAAGACTAATCTTGATAAGATCAATAATAAGGTATTTAAGTTCGATGCTACTGTATTCGGGGAGAAGCCTGTAGCGCCTTGCGAGGATGAGCTTATAGTAAAGGTAGGGGCTAAGGTTATAATAACCAGAAACGGCAACGGGTATGTCAATGGCTCGATGGGTATCATAACCAGCATAGATACTGTTGATGAGACGATATATGTTCATCTAGATAACGATACTGAGGTGGAGATAACCAAAGAGAAGTGGGAGAAGATGAAGTATAAGCAGGTAGATGATTCCCTTGAAGGCATTTCTTGCGGCTATATAATACAATATCCATTGAGGTTAGGATACGCCATAACTGTCCATAAGTCCCAGGGAATGACTTTAGATAATATATTTGTAGACATCAGCAGAGCCTTCGAGATAGGGCAGATATATACCGCTCTTTCAAGATGTAGGTCTATAGACGGGCTTTATCTAAAATCAGTGCCTAAGGAAGATATGGTACTGCTAAGCGATAAGATATCTGACTTTATAGAGAAGGTGGATGAGAATGAAGGTGTTTTGAATCCGGAAAAGATATCTGATATCGGGAAGGATATGATTAAGAAACAACAAGATTTATTTAACTTCGAGGAATTTGGATTATAATGGCTAAGAAAGAACTTTTTTCAGACGTAGATGAGTTAGTATCATCTTTAAATAAAGAGCTTGGAGAAGGCTCGATAATGAACTTCGGCGATGATAAGCCTATAATATCCATACCAAGGGAAAGCACTGGTTCTCTGGTGGTGGACAAGGCCCTCGGCGGCGGATGGGCGGTAGGCCGGATCCATGAGCTGGTCGGGATGGAATCTTGTGGCAAGACTATGATGTGTACGTTAAGTATGATCGAGTTCCAGAAAAAGCACCCCGATAAGCTGGTAGCTATAATAGACGTGGAGAACGCTTTCGATATTGAGTACGCTAGGAAAATGGGGTTGGATATAAACCGATTTTTGATCTCCCAACCAAGCTACGGTGAGCTGGCTATTGACATCACAGCCAAGTTAGTCGAGTCCGGGAAGGTCGGATTTATTGTCGTAGATTCTGTAGCCAATCTGGTACCGAAGAAGGAGATAGAGGGTGATATGGAAGACAGCAATATGGGATTGCAGGCTCGTTTGATGTCCAAAGCCATGAGGGTTCTTACAGGGATCGTAAACAAAAGCGACTGTGTTCTGGTATTCATCAACCAATATCGGGAGAAGATCGGTGTTATATACGGCGATCCTAAGGTAACGACCGGAGGTAACGCTCTTAAGTTCTATGCCTCTATCCGTATGGAGATGGCGAGAAAGAAGGTTATATTAGGAGAGGACGGATCTTCAGTAGGTCATGAGGTTAGGATAAAGGTGCTGAAGAACAAGACAGCCGTTCCGTTCCAAATAGCAGAGACATCCTTGTATTATGGCGTGGGGTTTGATAAGGAACTTGAACTTTTGAAGTTATGCGAGGAAACCGGTATCTTTATCCGTAAAGGATCATGGTACTGGTACGGGGATGTTCGTGTAGGGAACGGAGTCGATAATACGTTAAGTATCATGAGGGATAATCAAGAATTGTGTCAAGAATTAAGAACTAAATTGAATTTGTAATCATGGCAATAGGAGTAAAATTTGTAGACGTAATACCGTCCAGTGTAGAGAACGCTGTCGAGGTTAAGAAAGGGGATGTGAAGAACTATCTGTTCGTAGGTATTCCCATGAGTGAGTTTATTGGAAAGAGATATGAGTATGAGGGATTCATATACATGTGCCTACAGGGTGTCACCGGTGGCACGGAACTTGGCGGAGATATAGCCATAGCCGTATTGAGACCGGTTCGCCCCGCCGTCGGGCAGGCATCTTATCATTTGGTATCGTATACACCTCTTACGTATACGAGATCTGATGTGGCGATATTCCTTCGCAATGGTGATTTTAAGGTTGTTAAACGTGACGATTGTAATCTTATCTGATCATGGGAACATATATATCGATAAAATCAACAGTAAACGCATTCAGGTACGGGATTGATCCTATACCTGAATGGTTTGATAAGATATCCCAAAGAACCAAGGAGCTTGATGTGATGGTTGACGGTCACAAGGTAAAGGCTTTGGATATAATCCTAGAAAATGGCATTCTACGGGCTTTTTACGGTTATTATATAGGTATGTATCCGGATAACTCAATACAGGTGTTTAGACCGGAGGATTTCCATTCATTATATACGTTGAAGTTATGAATATATCAATAGGTATAGATCCGGGTATAGACACCGGAGGATTGTCTATGATCCCGGAGAACGGGGATATTAAGGTAATTATGACTCCAAGGATATCGGTTAAGGGGGATATAGATCTTAGGGCTATATCAAGCTTCTTCCTCGATGCCGCTGACAAGATCCAAGAAAAGGGAGGCGGGACGCTGGCGATCGCCGTCGAGGACGTCCACAGCATCCACAACAGCTCGGCCGCCAGCAACTTCACCTTTGGCGGGAGACGCCGGGAACCGAACGCCCTATTCGCTATGATGGTGGAGATGATGGAGCGATACGGATCTCACCCGGATGTTAGGTTCATGTTCGAGGAGGTGCAACCAAAGACCTGGCAGAAGGAGCTTCATACGACAGCCGATCGGGTGTATACGGCGGCGAAGTTAGACACGAAGGCTACCTCCATCCGATGTGCCATGCGCCTTTTCCCTTTGGTTTCTTTCGTGAAACCATGGTCAGGAAAAGGAGTACAACCTACTAAGATACAAGACGGCATGTGTGACGCTACGCTTATAGCCGAGTATATTAGACGTAAGTTTAAACTATTTTAATACTATTAAGTATTTATTGTATTTGTATTAATATAATTATGATTATATTTGCGATGTAATAAAAAGTTGTTCGTTATGCTTATAAGATGCTTGTCGAAGTCATTAAATGAGAAGTTGGGCAAATTGGAGACGGTTGTTAAGAATGCCGGTCCCAACTCCCTTTATAAGGATCTTAAGATAGATGTTGTCAATAATCTGGCTTATATCACTTCCGTAAATGCAAAGGTATGTGTTATAGAGCGATTGGAGGTAGAGGCTGACTCTAACTTCTCTTTCTTGGTAGAGGCAAGCTCTTTTATTAAGTTCATGAAAAAACAGAAGAATTGTGAGATTACGATACTGCTTTCGGATAGAAAAGATCAGATCACGATCCACTACGCTTCTGGTGAGTATAGTTGTCCGGCTTTTGATATCAATACATTCCCACAGGTACATAAGATACTTGATGGAGGAATTAAGGTTAAGATGAGCGATTATGTTTCGGTTCTTAACAAAGCCAGCGATTATACGGAGGTAGATGACTTTTATCCATGCATCGAGAATGTGGTTATTGATATTGATGATATTAATATTAATATAGTAAGTACGGATAGAAATACTATTTACAGGTATTTTGTCCCTAATCAGGATAAGGTAGAGAAGATGTTTATACCGGTATCGAACGAATCTGCGATATTGCTTGATAAGCATATCGATAAGTCATCGGATATGTTGTCTATAAAAGTGGACGATACTAAGACTTATTTCTCTACGCCTGATATGGATATGTATGAGACCCATTTTGAGGGTAATTATCCAAATTGGAGGTTCGTGGACGAGCATTTTGTCAAAACAAGTACCTATGTCTTTGATAAGGATCTACTCGTCCAAGCCCTCCAAAACAATCTTAAGGTAAATGAGTTCGATCATTGCAAGTTGATATTTACCGATAAAGGATGCGGTATTATGTCAGAGAACCCGTCTTCCGGTAAATCATGTAAGGAGAGACTTGCTTCTTTGTCTTATCATGGTGAAGATATTATATGTAACGTATTATGTGGAAGATATCTTGGTATTATAAAAAGCGTCTCATGTAATAGGGTGGTTATCGAGCATGATCATAAATCTCATTTCAATAAGATTTATGGGGAGGATAATAAGAACGAGTATTTCTTGTCATCATCAGTTATTGTTTAATATTTAAAAATACATAAAATGGGAGTTAGAGAAAATTCATCAGGTGGTAATAACCATTACTTTAAAGTAAGTGGTAGCGGATTATTATATCAGTCATCAAGAGAACCAAAGGAAGGTTTCGAGGAGCATATAAACGAGAAGACCGGAGCCGTTTCTTATTGGAGGGTATTCTGGAACGGTATCGAAGGTTATTTGTCTGATATCAATGTGCGAGAAGTGGAGTTCAATGGAATAAATGCCAAATACTTATCCATAAAGATAAGTGATGAGGATGGTAATTACTTTATAAACGTTCCTTTGATGACTCAAAAAGGAGGTATCAATAATTACGTTAAGTCACTGGTAAGGTACTTGCCTAATATCGACCTGAAACGTAAGGTGGTGATCAATCCTGCTCATGCTAAGAAAGGGGATCAATATGCTCCCGGTAATTTTTTCATTTCATACGCTAGGGAAACTCCAGATGGGAAGGACGAGCTTATCCAGCAATATTATAAGAACGGGCAGAATGGATGGCCTGACAGGGTTGAGAGTACTGATATAATGGGGAATAAGAAGTTTGATTATACGACCCAAGACGCTTTCGCTTATCAGGTACTTAATAAATATATCCAAAGTATTAAAGCGGATGGCGTGAGACCGGTTCAGTCTCCAAGCCAAAACAACGTTGGTGAGGCTACAACGCAAACGCCCCCACCGTCATATCAGCCGCAAGCCCAGCCGCAGACGCCTCCTCCATCATGCCAGCAGGCTCCGCCTCAGACAGCCCAAGCACCTTTTTTTGGAGGTCAACAACAGCCTCCTCAATATCCTCCTTTTGGAGATGAGGATGATCTCCCTTTTTGATTAACTAATTGAAAATGAATAATTTAATGGAAAGTAATTTTAATATATCTACTAAAGTGAACCGTGTCTCGATGCCTACCCAAAATAAGGTAGATACGGTTATGAAGAACTTAGGGCATCGACCTTGTGTAGCGTATTCCGAGGAAAAGAATATGTATTATAAGGATGGAGAATGGGTAGCGTCGGATCTTGACGCTACTATCTTACCTCTTAGGGAGATGTTCGAAAAGACATCTGATTTGAAGTTAGGATTGAAGATCGTTTATTTAATAATCAAATTATAATGACCAGTATTGAGGATATTAAAAAACTTCTGGAGAGTAAGTCGTTTACATCAGCTAGAGACCTTGATGAGCTTGAGGAGAAGCCGGATGATAAGCTTGATGAGGTTCACATGAATTGCGATCCAATGGTAGGGATAGTTGAGAAAGATGGTAAAATTTTTCTTAACTCTTTAAAATTCTCTAAGGCATGGAACTCATTGGGAAAGGATATTCCTATCAAGCAAGGTAATGCCTTCCCGTTGGGTCAAGGTGATGTTCTTGATATAGACACGGGTGTATCTGCCTCGTTCCCGGATGATACTGTCGGGATGGTTATGATGCTGCCATCGTTCACCAACGATACAGGCCTCACTTTGGTAGGATCACCATTCGTTTTCTCCAATAACGAGAATATTACGATCAGAGTCACTAATGTCCGTAAGGATATAGCTATAGTCGAGAAAGATAAGCATATAGCTGAGTTAATTATAGTCGGCAAGATAAAAGCCGATATTCGTAGAACTTATAACAGTGGTAAAGATGTTCGGATTGAAGATAGTAAAGAGTAGTTATATAAATACTCTAAAACAGGATCTTGATGAAGCTATTAGCTATTCAAGTAGATTAAAAAGAAATTATGAGGATGCTCGTAGTAAGATAACGGAATTGGAGGAAAAAGAAAGATATCTTAATACGCTTGTGGATTCTCTTGATATGGATATAGAATCAAAGGATTCTCATATCGTTAAGATGGGGAATGAGCTTAGTAAATCAAGAGATCTATATAATGAGTCGGTGAAAGAGAAAGAGACTCTTAAACGGGCTTATATGGATATCGAGAAGAAACATAAACTATCATCCAAATTACTAAGCGAAGCCAGAAGAAGATACATTGAACTTGAGGATCAGATCAAGATCATGTCCGATCGTATTAAGTATCTGGAGAATCATATTGATCCAGAGGCTTTAGACAACGATGTTTCTGATGAGGTTGTTGTTGATGAGGATAAGATGGATCCTAATTCCGGTCATATTGATATACCTGAAAATAACGCCTCTGAGATTACTGATGCCGATGCCGGCAATGACGTAAATATCGAGAATAAAACTGAAGAGAAGAAGAAATCTAAGAAACGTAAAAAACCTAAAAAGGATGAATAAGATCTTGTTATTATTAATAACTATCCTTACCTTAGCGGCTGTAGGATGTAGTACATCTAGAACCTATTATACGGAGTACGATACTACTGATATATCTTATGTGGTGGATTCCATAGTATCTTCCGGAACCGTGATGGGCCAATGGAAGGAGTGGAGGTTTACGTTGGATGACGGCCGGGTCGATAACTTTGGTTTCACCGCCCTGTACGACGCCAAGGGAAAAGCTAGAGGGTCAATACAGGTTAGGCAAAGATCCGATACGTTTAATATCAAGATAATAGACTATCATAAAAAAGATAAAAAATGAGTTACGGACTAGGTTACATACCATCACCAGCGGATGATAGGGACGCTATCATGAATATGCAACATGAGGCTGTTCCTGATGAGTATAAGATCAATAACGTCGATAGCGTGGTAGATCAAGGTTCTTCCCCTATTTGCGCAGCCATAAGTCTAGCTGAGATCCTTAACTGGAGAAAAGCTATAAAGGATATCAAAAGACCAGCTAAGATCTCTCCTTACGATATATATGATCTGAGAGAGGATAAGGATCAGGACGGGATGGTTCTTCGGGACGCTATCAAGGCTATAAAGAAAGTTGGCGTTGACGGAGAGAAGATAAATAGCTACGCTAGGATCATAGATCCGGTATCGGCTAAGGTAGCGTTGATGTTGAATGGTCCTCTGGTTATAGGTCTGTATTGCTATAATTATGGTAATCGATTCTGGCAAGGCCAAGGACAGAACTTGGGAGGTCATGCCGTTATCCTCACCGGCTGGGATAAGGCCGGCTTCGTCCTACAGAACAGTTGGGGGGCGGGATGGGGTAGGTCAGGTATAGAGACATTCCCGTTCGAGGATTGGTGCTATATGCTAGAATGTTGGACAATAGTTTCATAAAGTTACTATATAAACTTCGAGAAATTCCGTTCCACATCCTCTTGTGAAAGACGATGTGGTGTATTTAGGACCCGTAGATCAATTTGTTAGATCATCTGGCTCATAACCAGCAGGTTGTCGGTTCAAGTCCGGCCGGGTCCACAGTTGGATTAATAGAATTTGTCATTAGGTTTAGAGTTTAGATTTATGTAGTGTCCTTGTCCGGGAGGATCAGGACGCTTAAAGGGGAGTTGATTTAACGGATAGAATTTACGATTCCTAATCGTAGCGTGGATAAGGGTTCGATTCCCCCACTCCCCACATGGTGTTTTCTTAAACATATTCCCGCAGGTCGGTAATTAACGATAACCGGTAGACAGCCTACGGGAATCAATAAAATCTTACGTGCTTAAGATCGCTTTCAGTTCTATTTTTCGTGTGTAATCTATAGGAGGGTAGCACGGCCCTCCTATTTATAATAACTATTTGGGATGGATATTAATCAAATAAAAAAGTATCTACCAGCAGGATGGGATGTGGTTGATCTAATAGATCACGGTATAATCGATCTTGATATTATGAACGGGAAGATGATGGGTGAGTATGTGGCTGTGTTGATGATAAAATCTTATGATAAGACCAATGGTCATATCTTAACCACTTTCTCGTTCCATGATAAAGATATGGATAAGTTGAGGATGTTGATAGGTAATGCTATAATGGCGGTAGGATATAGGAATAATCCTCTTACTGGAGATGGGAACACGGCGATCAAATAAAGGTGCTGAATATACTGAGAGAGGGATATTGGATATCCTTAACAGAAAGTTCTTGGTGTCTCCCAGATGGATTATAAACAACTTATATGTCTATAACTGGGAGTCTGATTATTTGGCTATAACTAGATCCATGTACGCCTATGAGGTTGAGGTTAAGATCTCATTAGCTGACTATAACAAGGATTTCGAGAAGGAAGGCAAGCACCAAGTAATGCAAGGCTGGTTCGAGGCCCGGAAGCAAGCCCTATACGAGACCGGGGACTGGGTCAGGTACGGTCGCCCAAATTACTTCTACTACTGCGTGCCAGATGGGTTGGTTGACCCTAAGGACATACCTCCGTACGCTGGGCTTGCTTATGTTTGTGGCAGGAATTTGAGAAAGGTCAAGGATGCCCCTATCCTGCACCGTGATAAATTTGACCCAGAAGCTTATAAAATGGCAGATAAATTCTACTATAATTGGTGGAATGAGAGACGTAAGGCCAGACAGATAGAAGGGAAGGATATGAAAGACGAGTTCAGGAAAAGCATGAAAAAGGTTAAGGAGAAGATAACGGTCGATGCCAAGATCAAGGCGATTGAGGCGTTCTGGAGCGTCTGCGATTATGCCTACTGGCCGTACGGGGGAAGAGGGGTGCCCGGAATGAGACCCAACTGTTCCGCTTGTGGCGAGGAATGTAAATTACAATGTCCGAAAGGAAAGGAATTTAAAAACAAGATAAGATGAGCAAGATCAAAAATGTATTGGCAAAAGCCATTTCGTTGGCCTCAGAACAGCCTATGAGCTATAACGAGGCAATTGAGTTACTTAATGATATAGATACTTGTAAGGTCAAGATATGGCTGGAAGAAGGAGCGATATTGCCTAAGTACGCCCATAAGGAGGACGCTTGTATGGACCTGTTCGTTAATGACATAGAATATGATAACGGTAGAACCATCTATCATACAGGGGTGCATGTGGCATTGCCTGAGGATTACGAAATGGAGATTCGTCCACGTAGCAGCATCACCAAGACCACGGAGATCATCCAAAATTCCCCGGGTACGGTGGACGAAGGATACAGGGGCGAGATCATGGTGGTGCGCAGGTGTGTAGATGGTCATGGCAATCCGACTTGTTCTGTAGGCGATAAGATAGCGCAGATCCTTATCAGGAGAAGAGAACGTATCGTTTGGAATGAAGTAGAGTCATTAGAAGATCTTGGGACGGCTGATAGAGGAGTAAATGGATTTGGAAGTACCGGTAAATAATAAATGATATGGAAAATAAAAATACATCAACCACTACTAATGATGGATTGAAAGAAATTAATAAACAAACAAATCCTGTTATGTATGGATGGAAATGTCCAGTATGTGGCAGGGTGTATTCACCTTTCACGTCCATGTGCGCTTATTGCGGCAATAATAATAACATGAATCATATTACATGTAAGGTTACTGGATAATTGATATGAGCGGAAGAGTCAAGATAAAATCCAAGAATAAGGATAAGAAACCTAAGATCGATGTATTTAAGGTAATAGAGGACCGGTTCAAGAATATGAACGAGCTTCGGGATCTGATCGACATGGATCCAAGTAAAGGGCTGGTCAGGATCCGGGACGGGGCCGGCTTCAGGGAGGTGGAGCGGGGCGGATGCCTGCACCGGAACTACCTTAATCTGTTGGAGGAGGAACTTGGAGCTAAACTATCAATAGACTTGATAGATAAGTACGTTAAAAGAAAATAATTCTAATAATTATGGGTAAGTATAAAAATAAATTATCAGTAATAGAAGCCGTAAGATGGGATGGTTTTAATGGTGATGAGGTTAAGAATCTAATCGGCGAGAAGGCTAAAATATATACCGATGAAAACAGTAATACAAAAGGTTTTGCGCCATATGTTATACCTGTATGTTATATACAACGCCATGAACAATACTATGAGAAAATAAGCATAGGAGATTGTATTATCAAGGAAGAGGATGATAGTATCTATACATGTAAAAACTACCTGTTTGATAAAATATATGAGAGGGTTGATGATTCATCCGATAATGATATGGGGAATGTATCTGACGGGTATCATACATTTAACGAACTATATAGGTATCGCATGCTTTACAATGCCGCATTCTTCAATGAACTTGCCAAAAAAGGCGACGTAAAGGTATGTAAGTCATATAGGCATCATGATGGGGAAGAATGCTTCGGTGGAGGATGGTTCATCGTCATGGCCGAACTCCCAACAGGACAGGTATCCAATCATTATGAGAACCGGTATTGGGAGCTGTTTAATATCCAAGAACTTGATACGGCATGGGAATGGGATGAACATACGCCTAATGAGGCCGCTGATAGAATAGAATTGTATTTGAAGTCAAATTGATATTAATATCTGCCCTAGGAATTAACTAGGGCAGGTTTGTTTTATATACCGAAGTATCTACCACGATCTGGCTATCCATATCCCCAATCAACTCAATGATCTCATCCCTTATATCATAAGAAAGTAAGATAGGTATTATGGTTAATATAAAAGATAGTATTATTCCTGATCCTATTATGATAGTAATATCATCGCACTCTATATCTAACATCGGCATGACAAACATCAATACGGTCGTGAATATCATCACGAATAACGCTGATATCTCATTTATTATATCCCGCTCCATCGTATCCTTAATCATATCTCCTCAACTTTAGTATGATTTATTATCCTACTGATATGACGGATACTTAATCCCGTCCTGTCCTTTATCCTGCCATATACGTAGTTCCTAGATACGACCGTAGCCAAATCACCTAACTCGTTCAGTATCTCATTATACATTCTATGGATCTCGTTGTTGCGGATAACCGTACTATCCCTTACATATATCTTCTCAACGTCATCGTCGCAGAAGAATATCCTGATCTTATGAAGTATATCTGTAAACATGATTATAGTTTTGTCCCAAAGATATGATTTTTTTGATATCCGGTCAAAGACAATACCTGAGAAGCCAAAAAGAACGGGGAGGCGGTGGGAGGGCTGGGGGTGCCCGGAAGGATGGAAGCCAGCCCGTTCTCTTGGATTCAGCGACATGATCTGAGAATAAATCATATATTTGTATGTACAAAATGCATAATAATATGATATTAAATAAAATTAACTCAATGGGGGGGGTATTTTTCGTCCTCCATAAAAAATTATCAGTATGCTTAGAAGAAGATTTCATTCATCAGGAATACATCCGTCTAACGCCAGCAATGGAGTATATGGAGTTGCTAAAAATCTAAAGTTACTTCTACCTAATAATGTGGATGCCGAATGTATTGGAGTTGCTTTGATACATAAAGGACATAGGATTATGATCGAAAAAAACGAGAGTAAAAATCCTAGTTATAAACAGGCAACAGAAGGTATGTTGGCCAGTGACAACTTTGTATGGGGAGAATATTTGGTGGATCAATATGAGATCCCTAATTATGATACTATTGATTACGATTACCCTGGCCTTACTAGCGCGTATCTTATGAGTAATTCCGGGGTATATAATGGTAAGCCACATATACCAAATGACATATCTCAATGGACCGGAGTGATGTCCGATTGGAATGGTAAATCTAATTCAGAGGTATTAAAAAAGATTGGAGCCACAGAACAAGGATCTTATGCTATCTCAGGCAATCTTCTTAATGGATTCATAAATAGTAGCGACGCCCTTGGATTCGATGACTGGTATATCCCCTCTTGTCCGCAAATGTCATTGGTATATATGAGGATGGTTGATATAAATGATATATTGTATCTTATTGGAGGTAAGATGTTCCAAGCCTCAACTGAGGCGTATATGACAAGCTCTGAATGTAATGATAGAAATTATTGGTCGGTTTCAGGCTACGGTCAAGTAGGCGTATCGGATAAAAGAAATCCTAAAAGAATTAGACTGATACGAGATCTATAATATTAAGGTAGTGGTAGCGCCACTACCTATCTAATTATCCCATAAAGATATATACCAAGGGAAGTAGCCGGCGGAAGACCCGATGGGTAGGCTCGGAGGGATGAAGGGAGGCCTCCCTCCATTTGGTACTACATCCTCATCACAAGCTATCATTAGGTGCTACAATTACTATACCTACTCTATAGGTGTTATTGTAAATGCCAGTTCCAACGGCAACAGATTGGCATCCCTGACAAGTCTTGGTTACTATACAATAACCATTTGTTATAAAATCACCTTCCCAAGTTATACGATTGTTACTTGTAATCTGATTATAAAATTCAGGCATGTAAGTGAAATTGATGATATCCTCAGGATCAGTTATCTCCGTTATAGGAGTAAATTTAGTTATCCTATGCCCGTATAACTCCGTATCAGCTAAATCACAATGCACACCAGAATCATATAGATACGTAAGAGTCCCTTTTGAAACACCTCCAGTTGTGCCTAATAAAACGTTGTACTCATATTGTTGATCCTTTGAAACTATCTGTCCACCTATTCTTATAACTTCTATCTTCTTATTGCGATATATATCAAGATAAGATCCGTTAAAATCAGATTGATATGTATCTCCATCAATATATATATCTACAGGATTAGGACACATGATCTTGTCTATATTAATACGGTAGTGGATCTTACCGGAAGAAGAAGTCCTGCGCCTAAACATACCCCCTCCTTATCTGAGGGTTAAAATACCCCCCCCCATGTATTTAACTTCTTTATTCATAATATGTTATGTTTTAATTATATCGCAAATATAATAAAATTAATGAGATTATTAAGTCGTGAGGGGATGAGGGATGTGGACATAGGAATATGTTGGGACGCCGGATATATTGGGATATGCGGGATAGGTGGTGAGGATGGGGGATATGCGGAGATATGTGGGACGGACCACCTCCCCGAAATCGGCCCGGCCGTGCTGCCGTTTTTGGCCCTATCCCCCCCCCTCAATCCACGAAGGGAGGGGAAACAGGAACGGCAAACGACCAGAGAACCGAAAAAAGAATGCTTATTTTGCATTTAATTTGTTGGTTATCAACAACATAAACTAATATTTTAATATACGTTTACATTTTGTTAGATTTATTACATATAATATTCGAATTTTTATTGACAAATATTTGTTTGGTAATAAAACTTGCATTACCTTTGCCCCTGTAAGATAACAACATTAACAAATAGGCGTACCAGATGCTATTATAAGTCCTAAAGGTATAGGCAAAGTATTATGACAAGCAAAGAGCTAAACAAAGTACAAAGTGAAGTAAAGAAAGCAAGTGAGAAAACATTGACAAGTGCTATCAAAGCATGGTGTAACCTGTTTAAGTCTGGCAAAGAGATCAACGAAATATTGAATGATAACGATATTAAAGTAGATAAGGCTATTGTACCCGCTTTAGTTGCTTTGGCAAAGGAAAAAGAGATGGTGATACAATTGTGTAAGGAAATATTACCACGTGTAAATGATACCTTTTGCGCCTACAAAGAGGTTGAGAGAGAATATTACGACAAGCAAGATCAGGCAAACAACAGCAAGTTGCCATTGGATAAGGTAAACAGTATAGCCGTATTAGGTAATACACATAAACGCTTTGGATATTGTGAGCCTGTAGCATACAGCGACACAGATAGCGCACCCTACTATGAGGTGTTTAACGGATCGGATAAACGTATTGTCAAAGTAGCTATACCTATCAAGCGATACACATATAATTTGATCGCCAAATGTATCACTTACTACCTAACACACCCTAAAAATGATAGATAATTAGGCGGGCTATAATAGCCCGTCACGGTTGCATGCTATTGCGTCCCCGTCGCGCAACTGGACTCAGACTAAAATAGCGAGTTATTTAACATATTGCAATAAGGATATACATGTTGGTAGGGTATCGATAGCATGTATAGATAGATCGCCGCTTAACAATGTGATTTGGGTGCGTTGCCAGTCCGGAGACGTACCGTTATCCTTTTGGCCTTATTGTAAGTCGGGTTAGTACGTTAAGGTCTCCTTAATAGGCCGTATTATAATACGGGGTACATTGGTGTATATACGTATGTATAGGGCGTATGTATGTACGTTGCGAGAGTAGCACGTATGTAGTGGATAACGGGGTTATTTCCGTGCCAATATATCAAAGCAATAGCGTTTAAGGTCGCTTAAATACTTATGCGCTATATGTAGTAGTAAAATAACAACCCTTTACAGGGACGTTTTGTGCGGTTGAATTGACGGACAAAATGCGCCTTGTCGGTACGTATCACGGGTAACGTATGTGCGTATCTGGTCGGCTTCGTTGTTGGCAAAGGGACAATCCAAGGGAATAGGCGGGCGTGTGAGTGTTCGGCTGGTCGTATTGATAAGGCCGGTCGTGTCGTTCCTAACCTCCCGTTTTTATTGGTGCCATTTAAAACGAATAAATCATGTATAAGAAAAAGTTTGACAATCTTAATAGAAAGCTAGCATTTAGAAAAGAAAAGGCTTTAGAGGCGGTTAAAATAGCCCAAATGGAATTTTACGTTGAACTTACTAAGGAACTATACAAATCTAATAAATTAGATTGTAGTAGGGAGTCGGATAAGTGTAGGCGCAAGCGTGTTAGTTACATGGCAAACAAATTGCGACAGTAGTCGTTTGTTTTTATTTGATTTTAAAGTTTGTTCCCTTCCATACTGTAGTGATATAGGACGGGAGGGATTTTTGTGACTATATTTTACAAAATGATAGCATATTCATATGTTTTGCTTACACATAAAAGTGTTTAGGCGGCAAATTTTAAGCCTTGATCGAAAATGTGTAAGTAAAATGCTTTATTATATATCATTTTGTATATATCTATATCCATACGGGCGGGTGAATTGTACCCTTATGTATGGTTTCGTGCGTGAATCGATCCTAAAAGGTATATAATAGGAGGTACTTATTGTATATTTTTTATCTATGTCTGGGCTTATCTTTCCTTAGAGGTAGCTCTAGGTATTGATATATATTATGTTGTTGATATTCAATTAATTGCATTATTTGGGTATTGTTTTTAAATCACGGTTACTTATTGTATATTTTTATGGGAATATTCATGTATTTGCTAATTACCTTGTTTTGTGGTTACATGGCGTTTGAGTTGGGGCGGTATGTTATAGCTACGGGCGACGCCCTGCCTTTAATCATAGTTCTTTTATTGGTTTTATTATCAATACATTGTATTAGGCAAGTATATAAGGCAATCAAGAACAAGGACCTCGATATCCTAGACTAATCGGGCGTTCCACGTGGAACAATCGGGAGGAAGGTCTCGGGTTTTATGCTGGGAGTTGGTGGGGTTGGTTTGTTTTGCGGGAGGGGACACCTCCAGACAAGGTAAATCAAGGGAAATCAAGGGAAATCAAGGGAAACAGGGGAATCCAAGGTGAGATAAGGAATCCCGGGGAAACAAGGGTATCTTTATAGTAAGGGAATCTTATGTGTATGGAGGTATGTTTATGTATGGGTGTGTGTGTTTCTTTGGGTGATGGTGGGAGTGTAGGAAGCCAAGGGAAACGGGCGGCGGCGATGGCGTGGGGTAGGCCCCGCTGGTCGTCCGCTGTCGTTCCCATTGGCGATGGTATGGTTAAACTAAAAAAAATAATAGATATGATATTACAAAAGGAAGTCCCATACGTTATGGGTAAGATGAAAGAACTGTCTGAGACGCATGATCTAGTAAAATACATAAGCGACGTGCGCGAATCGGGGAATTATAAGGTGCTAAAGAATAGGATAGCGTGCGATCTTATTAGGGCGGCTTGCGGTTCAACCTACTTATGTGAGTTGTATGATAAATATGGGTGCAATGATTCTCACATAACTGCACTAGCATTAAGATGCATGAAAGATGTGGGGATTATTGTTGAATAATTCGGCGGTATGGGAATCGTATAATCTTAAAACAATATCATGAGAAGATTAGAGGTAGAATTAGTAAATAAAATGATCATGTCTCGTCAAGAGTTAGTTATGGCGGACATATTGAATCCGGACTACGAGAGGATTAAGTCCGAAGCGGAGCGTTGTGAGAAGTTATATAATAGGTACATGGAATGCTGTGGATATACTAGATATTGGTATATCAATGGCAATGCCTATTATGGGGATTATCGCGTGGTTGGCGTATGGCTACGTGGAAATCATAAGAATTTCCATGGATATAAATTATATAGGAACTGGTTAGATGCCGAATTGGTGTGTAATCATATGGTTACAGATTGATGCCACGATGGGGAACTGGGGCGGCTGCGGTGAGGCCGGGCTGGCCTTGTCGCAAATCCGTCCGCCCTTCCTTATTGGCACAATAAAAAATGGTATGGATGAAAAGGTATTAATAAAATTGCAAGATGATGCCTTGTCTTATTTGTATAATAATATTACAAAGGATGAGGCTTATTATATCCTCACGACTGATAAGGATATAATAGAGGTTCTTATGGCCAACAAAGAAGACGGGGGTAAGCGTATCAAGATACTCGATGGAATATACGATTGAGAAAGATGATACGTTGCTGTTGTTTGATACGGATGGGCTGATTGATGCTTGTCTGTTAGAGGTAAATTATGGCGGTGTATCTATGTATTTTAGGTTAAGGGATGTGGATGATATTATGTCTCGTAGGATCGGGCAGAAGGTGATGGAATATCCATATATTAAGTTACAACTTGACAATATCCCGGCTATAGAAAAGTGTAGGGCTATTTTTGAGATCACCGGACATAGGATGGATGATGACAAAGAGAGAATAGATTTTATGTTTGTTTATTTTATGGCAAGATTATGCGTGTAAGAAGAACTGTAAAAGAGAAGGATGTTATAAAGATATTGGTATTTGGATGTGATAGGAGGCTTATTAAATCAGCAATGGATTCTGGGTTTAGAAGCATGTCGGCGGTATTATCTTACGCTAATTGTATGGCGGGGGATAAACCTGTGAATCATATTCGGATATCAAATGAGAGTCGTGGATGGTGTGGCTCATATACCTTATATGGGAAGGAAATAGATTAGTCGGATAGTGAACAACAAAGGAGGTGCATATGAATAATATTATAACAAATGCCAATGGCGTGAAAGTAAAAGTAAGAGTATATGATTTTGGCGATGAAGTGGCTGATAGATATACCATAGTATATGTAAATAAAAATATAAAGGATGGTTATGGGGTGGTGTATTATCCTGTTTTCTCATGTAGTGAGGATCCATTCCATCCATTAGGAGTGGGGATGTATGCGGGAGATTATTATCCGCATAGAAGTCATATGTACAATTTTGGTAAAAGAGTGAAGGATATAGATTCACTGCCAAAGAAAGTGATTGAATTTATAAAATATATTACACGATGAACGAAATAACTTACAACAATTACGATTTGGTTGCTTTCGGGCAGAATGGAGAAGTGGTAGTAGCCGTAACATTCTACAGGTATTACAAGAAGAAAGCTAAGGGCGAGGTTAATTATAGATGGAGAACCAGATGCCCGGAGCTGGTGGATAAGATCGTAAAACACCGTACCAAGGTATTTACCGGTCAACTTATCCAGTTAGCGAAAGCGTATGGGGAGAAAAAGGTTATAAAATATCAAAAGGAGGAGGAAGGAGTATGTCAAAATACGATAGAGACGCTATAGAGATATATATACTGGATCATATAGATACAGATAATTATGGTAAGCAGTTTAAATACGATAGGGAATATATGTCTTTTATGCTTAGTGTGTTCAAGAATGAGTATAAAGAACATATCAAAAGGGATGGAATTAAGAAGGCTTTTGAGGATTACATAATGAGCGTTCCGTCTATATTCAGGATTCATATAGCGGATTGTGATATTAGATATTTATTACGTTCATGGGGAGTGGAGTTTGATGAGGATGATGATGAGATATACATCTTATACAAGAAGATCATAAGAGAGGTCTTTTTTAAGATGTGTGAGGATATGAAAGTTTGTTAATGTTGAACCAAACCTTGGCGGGGCGGAAGGATATATCATGATCGTACGTGTACGGATATGATCCGGGGTCGGTTCCCGGCGCCTTGGCACAACTTAATTAAATATAGATAATATGGACAATGTTTTAAAAAGAGCGGCAGCGGAACTGAAAGAAGCTGGTTGCAGGGTTTTTGCGTGGCAGGATGATACTTATAATAGAAGTTGGAGTAAGGGTGATTATACGATGTTGTATTACGCCTTCCCTGATTCGCCTAACATCGGGTATCTGAGTCGTGGGGAATATGGGATGAGCGTAGCATATAGTAGAGCCTATATACCGAGCCGTGGAAGTGGATCGGGATGTCGTGTCAAGGAGGAAGCTACGTTTGACCTTGAGACGGCGTTAGACGTGCTGAACGGACCGTTACCTAGGTGGTGTAGGTCTTATGGGGTTTATCCAAAGCAGTACGATAATATTGATAAATGGTATAATAGCGATAATCATAACAAAAAATTATTTAAGGAAATTTGATATGGAAGTAAAGGATTGGGAGAGTTTGGTTTTGAATACAGAAGTAGGAATGCACTGTTTTGTTACATTAGCTGACGATAAGGATATTAGCAGGGGATATGCGCAAATCAGACGCGCGGAGCATTTCGGATATAACATCTGCTTCACCCGGTTATATGGAAATAAGTTTTATTTCGAAAAAATAAAAGAAGGTCGTACACAACAATATATCAATAGGAGGAAATGATATGGTGATAGAGTTTGATTTTGAGATATACAAAAACGGAGATTACGATAAGGTATATCTCCGCAACGGGAAAGAGCCAAGAATATTATGTGATAATGGGAAGGGTAATCGTCCTATAGTCGTGATGGTTGAGGATGATAACGCGGATGATTATATTATTCTACGTTATAACGAAACTGGCAGAAGGAATATCAATAGTCAATCGAGTCTTGATCTCATGTTATCTGTAAAAGAACGGGAGCCAGAATTATGGGTTGTCGTTATATCTTACATGGATAATAAGGATAAGAGGCAAAAGATGGTCTTGCCTAATTTTTTCTCAAGGAATATAGGAGGAAATATATATCTTCAAGGAAGCTCTAAATCAAGTGTATCATATTATGTTGATAAGTTAGAAGAAGATAAGTGCTTCGATGAGCTATGCGAGAAGATAAGGGTAAAAAGAGATCGTATTTATAACATGGAAATAATATCACTATCAGATGACGAGGCGACAGTTTAATCAGTTGATAAATGAGCTAGACGGCAAAAGCCCGTTTATCGTATTACATAGGGATGCCGTTGCGCCTAAATACGTGGGCGTGGAGGTGTCGAAGGATGGGATGGTATACAGATATGCGATAATAGGGATAAACGATGAGTATAAGGCTAAAAAAGCCCTTATTTCGAAAATATTAGGCATAGCTAGTTACCTAAATGGCAATAAGCCCTTAAAAAAGGGTTAATTAGATGTATTTATGACCTGCGGCATCATATACGATATAATGCCATAAATGACGTTGTATAGAGGATATGTATGATAATATGATAGATAACGCATTCGTGTCTTGATATCATAATATTATGCCATTATATCCTCTTTTTGTATAAAAAAGATAACAAATGATACAAACATCTTGAATATGGATGAAATTAAGATAGGAGCTGAAATTGTATTTAATATAACCGGCAACCATAATATAGGATATGCCAAAGGGGAAAAGTATATCGGGACGGTGTTAAGCAAGGATCACCGATCACGTCTTTATGTACGGACAATAGGAATGCCTAGGGCTTGTATTGATGAGCGGGATGTAGAGTGGGTTATTGATCCAGATGGGGATTTTGATATGGATGAGGCGATCCCGAATCCTGTGGCAAGGGAGTTGTATAAGTTGATGGGTAGGTACGTTTATACGTTCGGTAGGTCTCATGAAAGTATCAATGGCTATATCGTGTACGAGTGTATGATGATGGGCAGGGATTTAAGATATAATGTTATGTATGCGTTGCATAATCATGGATTTGTGATACGGCATATTGATAGTTATTCTTGGTGGATGACCAATGAGAGGTTGATGTCCGAGGTGACATACACGGAGGGTGATATTCATATAATTGTTCATGAGTGCATGGAGGATTATGTGAATAACGTGAAATTCGGGGAGGAGTTTTATAAAAACAAGGGAACGTGATAAGATACTTACTTGTGATGGCGATGATAATATTAACACCGCCAAAAGGAAACGGAGGCATGCCCCTCGCCCCGAAGCCGGCAGTGGTCGAGGCACGGGTATGGGATAAGCTGGCGGCCGCCCTATCTTTCGTGGAGTCAAGGGATGACGATCGGGCGTACAACGCCACTTCAGGGGCGTTAGGGAGGTGGCAGATGAAAAAGGTGTATGTAGATGAGGTTAATAGGATATTGTGTCTTAAACGGGAGAAAAAGCGGTATAGATACGATGATAGAACAAATCCTGTCAAGGCTAGGGAAATGTTCGAGATATATCAATCTCATCATAATCCTAAAAAGGATATAGATCGGGCTATAAGATTGCATAGGGGATTACATTCCCCTAAATATATTAAGGAGGTTAAACGTAAATTAAGGGAATAATATGGATCGTGAGGTATTAATAAGTATCATTAATAGAGGTAGAATAAGGTTTATCCCAGTAAGAAGATGTTTCTTATGCAATGAATATGTAGGATATAAATTCGTTAGGATGTGTGATGGAAGTATGATACCGGTATTTTCTAGTGGATGTAGGTGTTGTGGCATAAATAATGGGACGCTATCAGAAAGGACTTGGGATGAGGTGCTTGATCTTGTCAAAACGGTACAAAATAAGCCTATGAATGAGAGAACGGAGGAAGATGAATTTATATTAAATAGTTTAATATAAGGAGGTATTGTATATGAAATGGGTGATAATAAAAGGCGTAAGGTATCCTATGTCCGTGGTGTCGGCATTCGCCGCATATTACGGGAACAATCCGTTTCTGAAGATACGGATAAGGAGCAAATATCACATAATTTCTTTTGATAATTTCGATTGTTTGAATATCCAGATAAGGTATTTGACTAACAACTATCCTGACTTCGTGCAGATAGGAAATTGGTATATATCCAAGAAGCAGGTGATGTCGTGGGGGCCCAAGGGGCAGGCCGTGGACGGATCGGGCTGGGTTATATCCTTCACCCTGTCCTTTGGTTTGGAGAACAGTACTCAAATTAAGTTCGACAAGGAAGAGGAGTATCAAAGAGCTTTAGATAGTTTAAATGAGAAGTTCAATGTAATATTATGAGTTGTATCATGAAAACCATGATACTTAGAGGAGTATTGAGACTGATAGCG